GGGAGATATATAGGAGAAGTTAAAAGTATACCTTTACAAGAATTAAAAAAAGAATTTCCTGACTTAACTAATGAAGAATTAGAAAGAATACAGTTATATCCAGGAGATATTAATTACACTAGAACACCTAGAGGTCAAGACAACGATAACAATAATGTTCAAGTACTTTATTTTGAGTATAAAACATATTCAGATCAAGTATGGAAAATAAAACAAACAGATCAAGGTTTAGAAAAGTCTCTTCAAAAACCAGATACATATAATCCACCAGAAAACGATAACTTTAATACTGTTAGTAGATCTATAGAGGTATTATATAGTGGAGCTAAAATTTTAGGCCACGATAAAATGCTAAAATGGGAACTTGCAGAAAACATGACAAGACCTTATAGCGATCAAACTAAAGTTTCAATGAACTATAGTATATCTGCTCCTAGAATGTATCAAGGACGTATTGAATCGATAGTTAGTAAATGCTTAAGCTTTGCGGATATGATTCAAATAACGCATCTTAAAATACAACAGGTATTACAGAAGTTAGTGCCAGATGGTGTATTTGTAGATGTGGACGGATTAGCTGAAGTTGATTTAGGTAATGGAACTAATTACAATGCCCAGGAAGCTCTTAATATGTACTTCCAAACTGGTAGTATAGTTGGTAGATCTTTAACTCAAGACGGTGATCCTAACAGAGCCAAAGTACCTATTCAAGAATTACAAAGTTCTTCTGGTATTGGAAAAATACAAGCATTAATACAAACATACCAGTATTATCTTCAAATGATTAGAGATGTAACTGGATTAAATGAAGCTAGAGATGGAAGTCAACCAGCAAAAGATTCTTTAGTTGGATTACAAAAATTAGCAGCAACAGCTTCTAATACAGCTACCAAGCATATACTTCAATCTTTAATGTATATTACAGTTAAAACAGCTGAAAATATTAGTTTAAGAGCTGCGGATATGATAGCGTTTCCTTTAACTAAGAATGCTTTAATGAATTCTATTAGCTCTTTTAATGTAGATACTTTAAAACAAATAGAAAGTTTAAATTTACATGAGTTCGGTATATTTTTAGATCTTGAACCAGAGGAAGAAGACAAACAGGCTTTAGAAAAAAATATACAAATAGCTTTACAATCAGGTGGTATAGACTTAGAAGATTCTATAGATATAAGAAACATATCTAATATGAAACTAGCTAATCAAATGTTAAAGGTTAAACGTAAACGAAAAGCAGAAGCAGCTCAACAACAAAATCTACAAAATATAGAAGCACAATCTCAAGCAAGTGCTAAAGCCGCTGAACAAGCAGCTATGTCAGAGGTTCAAAAACAACAAGCCTTAACAGAAACAAATTTACAATTTGAACAAGGTAAATCTCAATTTAAGATTCAACAAATGCAGATGGAAGCTGAAATTAAAAAACAGCTAATGGCGGAGGAGTTTAATTATAATATGCAGTTGGCTCAGATAAAAGTTAATGCAGAAACAACAAAAGAAAAAGAAATAGAAGATAGAAAAGACGAAAGAACAAAAATTCAAGCAACTCAACAATCGGAAATGATATCACAAAGACAAAATGATTCGTTACCTAAAGATTTTGAATCAGCTGGAGATAATACTCTGGGTGGATTTAGTTTAGACGATTTTTAGTATCACCAACAATTAATTATTTAATTATATTATATTATGTCAAAAGAAAAAAAAGAAGGTGAATTTTCACTGAAAGGTAGAGCAATTAAACCTAAAAATTTAAGTAAAAACTCTAGTAATGAACCAATTAAGGTTAAGGTACCTAAAGTAGAAGAACCTAGTTCAAGTGCAGATGTTACAAAAGTTTTTATAAAAAACGAAGATAATGCCGATAAAAAGCAAGAAGCAGCAGACGTGGTTGCAGATAAATCAACCCAAGATATACAAGAAGTGGGTGAACAAGTATCACAACTCGAAACCTCCGTTCAAGATGAAGTGTCAGTCATTGAAGAAATAATAGAAGAAGAAGTAGCTGTTATAACTAAAGAGGTTATTGCCGCTAAACAAGAAGAAATACAAACTGGTAGAAAATTACCTGAAAACATTGAGAAGTTGGTTGATTTTATGGAAGATACCGGTGGAACTGTAGAAGATTATGTTAGATTAAATGCTGATTACACTAACATTGATGAAACTCAATTATTAAAAGAGTATTACAAAAAAACAAAACCTTATCTAGACTCTGAAGACATGGATATAATCTTAGAAGATTATGATTATGACGAAGATATAGACGAAGATAGAGATATACGCAAGAAAAAAATTGCGTTTAAAGAAGAAGTTAATAAAGCTAGAAACTTTTTAGAGGAAACAAAGAGTAAATACTACGATGAGATCAAGTTGAGACCAGGCGTAACTCAAGACCAACAAAAAGCTACTGACTTTTTTAGCCGATATAACGAAGAACAGGAAGTAAATAATGCTAAACAAGAAAGATTTAGAGACGCAACTAAAAACGTTTTCAACGAAGAATTCAAAGGTTTTGATTTCAATGTAGGTGAAAAGAAATTTAGATATGGTGTTAAAAATCCTTCAAGTGTTGCCGAAGAGCAATCAGATATTGGAAATTTTATTGGGAAGTTCCTAAATAAAGAAGGAGAAATATCTGACCACAAAGGTTATCACAAAGCTTTATATGCTGCTAAAAACGCTGATACAATAGCTCAACACTTTTATGAACAGGGTAAAGCCGATTCAGTTAAAGCGGTTATAGCTAAATCTAAAAACATTACAACAGAGTCACGAAAAACATCGACTAGCTCAGAGTTTGTAAACGGTTGGAAGGTTAAAGCTGTTAATAGTGGTTCTGATTCTTCAAAACTAAGTATTAAAAAGAATAAATTTAACTAAAAAAAACAATTATGAGTTTAACTCCACAATTTGGATCAATCGTTCCATCTCAACAACAACAAGTATTACAATCAAATTACTTGCAATTTAACGGAGCTGGTGCAGCTGCGAATAACTTTGCTCAACAATATTTACCTGAAGTTTACGAACAAGAAGTAGAACGTTACGGAAACAGAACATTATCTGGATTTTTACGTATGGTTGGAGCTGAAATGCCTATGACTTCTGATCAAGTAATATGGTCTGAACAAAATAGATTGCATATCTCTTACTCAGCAGTTTCTCAAGCTACCGTAGGTGCAACTAATACATCTTTAATTACTATTAATCCAGCAGGTACTGCAGGAGTCAATAATGTAATATCAGTTAATGATACTGTTGTTATATTAGATCCAGCTACAGGATTAGAATCTAAAGCTTTAGTTACAGCTAGTGTTGTAGGAGCAGCGGGTACTATTACTGTACAACCTTATAATAACGTTGCACTTACTGCAGGCGGTATTTCTTTAACAGGTCTTAAAGTATTTGTATATGGTTCTGATTATGCAAAAGGTTCAAATATTGCAACTGGTGCTAGAGTATCTGTAACACCATCTTTTACACAGTATTCTAATTCACCTATTATATTAAGAAGCCAATATACTATATCAGGTTCTGATATGTCACAAATTGGATGGGTAGAAGTAGCAACTGAAGATGGAACATCTGGATACTTATGGTATTTAAAAGCTGAATCTGAAACAAGATTACGTTTTGAAGATTACTTAGAGATGAGTATGGTAGAAGGAGAATTCAATCAAGTAGCTGCGACTATTCCAACTAATCCTGGAACACAAGGTTTATTCGATGCTATTCAAACTCGTGGAAATGTAGAAGTAGGATTTACTGCTGCTGCTGGACTAGATGAGTTCGATGCTATCTTGAAAAACTTAGATACTCAGGGAGCAATTGAAGAAAACATGTTATTCTTACAAAGACAAACGTCTTTAGATTTTGATGATATGTTAGCTGCTATCTCTGGTGGATTTGCTGGAGGAACTGCTTTTGGATTATTTGAAAATTCTGAAGAAATGGCTTTAAACTTAGGTTTTAGTGGTTTCAGACGTGGATCGTATGATTTCTATAAAACAGATTGGAAATATTTAAATGATGCATCTACTCGTGGAGCTGTAAACGGTATTAGTTCTATTGAAGGAGTATTAATTCCTGCTGGAACATCTACAGTTTATGATCAAGTTTTAGGAACTAACATCAGAAGACCTTTCTTACATGTAAGATATAGAGCTTCTCAATCAGATGATAGAAGAATGAAATCTTGGTTAACTGGTTCTGCTGGAGGAGCATCAACATCTACATTAGATGCTATGGAAGTAAATTTCTTATCTGAAAGATGTTTAGTAACTCAAGCTGCTAATAATTTTGTATTATTTAAAGGAATCTAAAAGATTCATTAATTATTTATTTAAAATAATTTAAATATTACAGCAGTAAATTAATGTAATTTTTACCCTCGTTTAAACATCGGGGGTAATTATTACCCTTATACAACAAAATAGGACATTAGGTAGTAGAGATAGAAGAGTAATAGGCTAGTGTCTTAGTTTTTAACAATTATATTATATCATATTATGGCAATTAAAAAAACAAAAGTAAAAGAAGTAAAATCAGTAAAAGAAGTTGAAATACATGAATCACCAAAGGTTGAAGTGCAAGAAGTTCAAATAGAACATGAACAACCAAAGCCTACATGGGAAATCAAAGATCGACTTTATTATTTAAAAGGAAATAAAAATCCTTTAACTCTAACCATACCTGGTAGACATACAATAAAACATTCATTGTTATATTTTGATGAAAAAACAGGTAAACAAAGAGAAATAAGATACGCTACTAATCAAAATTCTCCGTTAGTAGATGAACAAAAAGGAGAATGCACTATGGGTCACATTAGATTTGAAAATGGAGATTTAAAAGTACCTAAAAATTTACAAAGTTTACAAAAACTTTTATCTATATACCATCCTTTAAAAGGTAGAATATATGAAGAATTTAGTGCTATTGAAAAAGCTGAAGACGAATTAGATGTATTAGATCTTCAAATTGATGCATTAGTATTTGCAAGAGAGATGGAAATCGATCAAGCAGAAGCTATATTAAGAGTTGAAATAGGATCAGCAGTTAATGACATGAGTTCTAAGGAGCTTAAAAGAGATTTGTTATTGTTTGCTAAGAGAAGTCCACAACTGTTCATAGAACTAGCTAATGATGATAATGTGCAGCTTAGGAACATAGCTATTAGAGCAAGTGAATCTGGAATTATTGTTTTATCTCAAGATCAAAGAACATTTAGCTGGGGATCAAATGGAAGAAAATTAATGACAATTCCTTTTGATGAAAACCCTTATTCTGCAATGGCTGCTTACTTTAAAACCGACGAAGGAGTTGAAGTATTTAGATCTGTAGAGAAGAAGTTGAATTAACATGTAATATTAATATAAGGCTCGTTAACTCGGGCCTATATTATAACAAATAAATTAAAATGGCAATAAACGTAGATACAGTATATAAGACTGTTTTGTTAATACTCAACAAAGAGCAGCGTGGTTATATGACACCACCTGAATTTAATAGAATAGGTACTCAAGTTCAATTAGATATATTCGAACAATATTTTGAAGATTTGAACCAACAACTACGAGTGCCACAAGCAGACGTTGATTACTCAGATAGGCAAATGGCTATAGATGAAAAAATATCTATATTCAAAACATCGGGTAGTGCAACATTGAATACAACTATAGCAAATAATCCTTATTGGGATTTACCGGGTGCGGATATATATAGTAATGTAATAGTTTACAATCAATTAACTACTTTAACAGCTAACCAAGTTTATTTCTACAAAATAGGAACCGTAACTTACCAACCAGTTATTGGCTTACCTACAGAATTACAAAGACTTCCAAGGAATGAGTTTTATAATATAGAAAAATCAAACCTTACAGCTTCTACATTACAATTCCCTACTTACTTATATGAAAATAATAAACTATTTATTAGACCCACTACAGTAGCTTCTGGCACTGTATCTGTAGACTTTTTAAGAAAACCAAAAAACATTAACTGGGCTTTTACAACAGGAGTTGGACAAAGTTATATATTTAATAGTTCGGCCGACGGTGGTTCAGTAAACTTTGAATTGTCAGCTACAGAGCAAACTAGTGTTATTATAAAAGTATTACTCTATGCTGGTATAGTTATAAGAGATCCACAAATAGTTCAAGCTGCATCTCAACAGATTCAACAACAAGAAATAAATCAAAAAAGTTAATAAATGGGATTAATAACAGAAACTAATGAACAGTATTACGCGGGTTCTCAAAGGTTTTTAGCACAAACAGCCTTAGCTGGACAAATTATTACCACTACTTTTGACACAGCTTTAGTGTTTGGAAGTTTTAATCCTACAGCTGTAAATTATGCTTTAAATAACTTTAAATTATATACAGCAGCTCCTGGTGTACTTACTTATACAGAATATACTAATGCTTTTACAGTTGTAGGTAATACTATAACTATAACAGCAGCAATACCTGCTCAAACTAGTATTGTCGTTCAATTAAAAAGATTGGATGGAGGTAACTATGGAGATAGAGATGCTGTAGGGCAAGCTGTTGAGGATAACTACAATAGTTATGCTTATATAAAATTAGGTGATGTTATAAATAATTTCTTAATAGCATATGTTGGAACTGGTAAACTAATACAAAGCGTTAAAAGAACTGATGTAATATTTCATGCTAAAAGATCTATACAAGAGTTTAGTTATGATACACTACAAAGTACTAAATCTCAAGAATTAAATATACCACCTAGTCTTAGTGTTATAATACCTCAAGACTATGTTAATTATGTTAAAGCTTCTTATATAGATGCTCTGGGTGTTAAAAGACCAATATATCCCGCTAACAATTTAACTATAAATCCTTTTTCAACACCTCTTCAAGACAGTGCTGGTGTACCTACTCAAGATAATTTTGGAGAAAATATAGAAGGAACATCGATAACAGAAGCTAGATGGGCTGCCGCAGATGATAATATATTGAATGGTAACTTAACACCCGCTTTATTTAACGCACAATTTGATTCTGCTAGATGGGAGCAAATAGGTATGGGTTATGGACAGCGTTATGGAATGGATCCTCAATACTCACAAAAAAATGGCTGGTTTACTATAAACCATAGAGAAGGATTAATGTCTTTCTCTAGTAACCTAGCAGGTGCCTTAATTGTATTAGAATACATATCTGATGGATTAGCTTACGATTTAGATACTAAGATCCCTAAGATGGCTGAAGATGCCATGTATGCATATATTAGTCATGCAGTAATAGCATCTAGAATAAATCAACCAGAATATGTGGTTAATAGATTAAAAAAAGAAAAAAGCGCTAAGCTTAGAAACGCAAAAATAAGATTATCTAATATTAAACTTGATCAGATAGTTCAAGTTATGAGAGGTAAATCTAAATGGATAAAATAAAAAACTAAATGGCTGAAGTTAAAAACGCATTTATTAAATCTAAAATGAACAAAGATCTTGATGATCGATTGTTACCTAATGGAGAATATCGCGACGCATTAAATGTACAAGTTAGTAAATCTGAAGCATCTGATGTAGGTGCTTTAGAGAATGTTATTGGTAATTCTTTAATTGTAAACTTTAGTAATTTATTTGCTATAACATCCGCAGTAGAACTAGATGTAGTTGATAGTAGATTCATAAATGTATTTAAAGAAAGTGGATTAAAAGCTGGAATGTTTATTTCTGGAAACGGAATACCTGCAGGAGTTAAGATACTATCAATAATAAGCGAAGACAATACTAAAATATCAATGGCATTAACAGAAAGTGTTAGTGTTACAGCAAATACTACTTTAACATTTACATTAGATTTAAAATGTATTGGTTATTTTACAGATGAATTTAATAATAATATATATTCTTTTTTTACAGATTTTACAGACAACAACACTGGATCTGTAGAAGGTTATAGTAATGTAGCTAGTAACTTTATATTTAAAACAAATCTAGGTGGTCTACCTATCACTACGGTGTTAGTTAGAGGAGCTTTTTTGAACTTCTCAACAACTAATCCTATAATAGGGGTAAATCTCTTAGAAGAGTTATTATTTTTTACAGATAATAGAAACCAACCTAGAAAAATAAACGTTACTAATGCTAATACTACAGAAGGAAATTTAACACCTAGTTACTATACAAGTGAAGATCAAATATCTGTAGCTAAATACAATCCATATGAATGTATAAAAGTGTTAACACCTAGCAAGCAATCAGGCGCAGTTGTTCTTTCAGTTAATTTACGTAATAGCTCTGCTACAAAAGTACTAGATGTGTTTACAACCACTGGCGTCGAAGTTGGAAATGGTGTAATTGGTACAGGTGTTAAAACAAATACATTTGTAGTAAGTATAGATGGAAATAATATAACTACAAACAAGGTGCAAAACTTATTAGCAGGTGCTAATGTTACGTTTGTAGGTTTAGAGACTTCAATGTATGACGTTTCTAGTGCTAAGCTTCCTGATGGTACTGACAACCCATACAGTGATCCAACTTTTAGTGGTGATCCAGATTTTTTAGAAGATAAATTCATTAGATTTAGTTATCGATTTCAATTTGCTGATGGTGAAAACTCTATATTTGCTCCATTTACTCAGCCTTGTTTTATTCCAAGGCAAGATGGCTATTTTATAGGTGATGATGAAAAGCAAGCGTTTTCAAGCACTGTAGTTGGCTTTATGGAAAATAAAGTTACTAAAATAGAATTACAAATTCCTTTACCAGCGAATGGATCTTCTTTAGCAGGTAATAATTCTCCTTATAAAATAACAGCTATTGATATATTGTATAAAGAATCCGATGGCTTAGCTATTCAAGTTGTAGACACAGTATTTATTGATAGTGTTTTTAGTGCAAAAACCGGAGCAAATAATGTTTATCAGTATGAATACAAATCTACTAAACCTTTTAAAACACTTCCATCTAAAGATTTAATAAGAGTTTATGATAAAATACCAGTAAAAGCTTTTTCTCAAGAAATTATAAGTAATAGAGTTGTTTATGGTAATTTTCAAGACAAGCACACACCTCCAGAGGCTTTAGATTATCAAGTTGCAATTAGTGATAAACTTAGTAAAGAAAATGCTTCTGGTAACAAAACTATAATAGAATACCCTAATTCAAGCGTTAAGCAAAATAGAAATTATCAAGTAGGTATTGTTTTATCTGACAAGTTTGGAAGACAATCTTCTACTTTATTGTCAAATAACACTACTTCTTTAAGTCAAGGCTTTGGCGCTTCTACAACTTATTCACCTTATCAAACAGTTGGAGACACACCGTCGGCTACATGGCCTGGAGATTCTTTAAAAGTTTTATTTAATAAAGCAATATCTAGTCAAAGAAATTCAGTTACAGGAACTCCAGGTTTATATAATGGAGACGCTACAAGTAGTGATTATAATCCTTTAGGTTGGTATTCTTACAAAGTTGTTGTTCAACAAAAAGAACAAGATTATTATAATGTATATAATGCAGGTGCTATGAAAGGTAGTCCTTCTAATCAGACAGTAGATTTAAATACTTCTTATATAACATTGTTAAATGATAATATAAATAAAGTTCCTAGAGATTTATCTGAAGTTGGACCTTTGCAAAAACAATTTAGATCATCAGTTAGACTAATTGGAAGAGTAGAGAATATAGCATATAATACAATAGCATTAGGTAATGCACAATTTTATCCTGGAAGATTAACAGATACAACCTCTTCGATTGAAGATTTAAATAGTATTTTTGATGTTCAAGCAAGTATAGGTACAGGAGCTGGACAATTTCCTATAACAAATCCTAATAATAAGTTTTTTCCTTTTTATAAAGCAGAGTCCGACCCCTTAATAGCTCAAATAACTACTACACAAGAATTTGGTTTAATTAACCAACCTGTTGCTCCTCTTCCAACCTTTAGACCTATAGAAAATTTAACTATATTTGAAACAGAGCCTGACTTGTCAAGATTAGATCTTTATTTCGAAACATCAACTAGTGGTTTAATATCTGAATTAAATTTAGTTGTAGATACAGAGATAAATGGTGCTGTTAGTATTAGAAATTTTGCTTTAAATCAAAATGAAGGCATGGGTTTAAATGTTAACGTAACTCAAAGCTTTGTTCCTGTTAATTTATTGGGTGTTGATATAAATAATTCAGATATTACTTTAGCTAGTGTCATTGATAACACTGGTTCAGGAACAAATAGAAGATTAGAGTGGCAATTAGTAAAAGATGCTAGTGCAACTCCAAACACATATATACTTAAAACATCATCTACACCTTCTTTAGGTTACCAGTATTATGGATCAAATTACCAACAAAATAGTAGAAACTATAATTTTACATTTGATGTTATTGACAAAACTGATTCACAAAATCCTGTCACAACTAGTATTATAAAAACAGGTTCGTTAAGTAATATAGCCCCTACAATAATTAAAGGAAGCCCTCAATCAATAGTAGGAGCTTTTGGTACTATATCATCACAAACAGCTAGAAATGGATCTAATATTAACGGAGGAGAAAGTGATGTTGGTATAGCGTGGAGTAAAGTTAGTAGTGTTTATCCAAATTTAACTATTGGTGCAGTTTCAGGTGTTGTTAATAACAATTCGAACACCGCAGCTGGTTCTCAAAGTATTGACATAAGAGCAACTGATGCAGGTGGTTTAACAGCTGATGCAACTTTAAACGTTACGTTTGGAAATGCACCGGTACCTGGATCTTTTAATCAATATTCAGGATTAATATCAGATGGTGATGCTAGGACTTATTATTTTTCTGGCAGTGATACTGCTTTAGATTTAAATGGTCATGTAATCGATCCAACCGATGTTGATGTTACATTTAGGAATCCAACTGGCGTTACACCAACTACATCGAATCCTACAAGATCTGCATATGTGTGTCCTGGCACAGAAGGTGGAGGACCACATTTCTTAATGACAAAAAAACTTTTACGTCAAACTAATGTACTTACAGGTAATGCAACATTTTATGTAAAAATTATAAACAAAAATACTGTTCTTGGCCCAGGTGACCCTTATACAGGGCAGCTAACAAGTAGAACACCTGCATCTGTAGAATATAGGCCAAATGGGGCAGTAGCATGGACACAGGCTTATGATATAAATGGTCAATTAGCTAAGTTTGGTATGGTAAGAAGCGGTGTTGGTAGCCCTGGTTCTGGAAATCAATTTGAAAAAGTTAGAGTAAATAGAGACGGGCAACTTACAACTAATCAAATACCTGTAGGTGCTAAAAACACTGGATATATACCGAATGGTCAAACAGAATTTCAATTAGATGTTACAGCTAATCCCTACACTCCTGGCGGAGTAGCGATTGGTTCTAGAATATTTGCATTTAATTTGCCTGGAGATTATAGAGTAACATTAGGTAATTTATCTGGTACAGCTATGGCATATAATGACCCAGATGATCCTAGTGACCCATGTGCAACTACTCCTAGATCTCCTAATACACTTGGAACAGCTCAGCAATCAATACAAATAGGAGATGCTTCTTACGGAGGACCAAATGGAAGTTCTGCATATGAATATGAAATAAGTACTGAATCCACAAGTTCTTGTAATTACAATGGTGCCTTCACGACTGTATATGCTAAAGAGTTTATAACTAAATATGTTTCTCAGCTTTATACTACAAGTAGTATGAATACCGAAAAGTCTTTATCAGGAGGTTCATATGTATTTAGAAGAATAGGAACTGACTCTAATATAGAAGGAACTGTAAATGGTTTATATGTAGCTAGTTTTAGTACAAGCGGAATTAGAATTCAATCAGCTAGTAATGCATCTAAATCGTGTGTGTTATCAGTCTAGTAATTAAAACTATAAATAAGTGATAATAAAACAATGGGAGCAATAATAGAGGTAAGTTACTTTAACACTTTTCTTTTAAAGAAAACAGTAGACACAGATAAAACTGCACCTGCTTGGAATGGCTCTTTTGGTATACCTACTGGTGTTACAGGAGCTACACCTGTTGTTCCTGTCATAACGCCAGCAACTAGTTGGGCTATAGAAGAGTCTAGAATAAGAGGAGGATATAATAACACAAATATAGACTATGGAGTTAAAGCTTATTTAGTTGAAGACAATCAAAAAGCTTCTTTTAGAATAAACGCAATGATATACTCTGGTATATATAATTCTAGAACAGGTATTAATGACACAAATGTTTTTTCAGTAGGTGAAGATATAACTAAAGCTGTTGACCCAGTTAATGGATCTATTCAAAAGCTTTATGCAGAAGACACTAACTTGATTATATTTCAAGAAGCTAAAATAAGTAGAGCTTTAATAGACAAAGATGCAATATATTCAGCTGAAGGAGGAGGAGCTGTTACAGCTTCTAATTTAGTTATTGGTACAATACAACCTTATGGAGGTAATTTTGGTATTAGTACTAATCCAGAAAGCTTTGCTGTTTATGGTTATAGGAAATACTTTACAGATAAAAATAAAAACTCTGTATTAAGACTATCTGTAGATGGCTTAACGGAAATATCTAATTATGGTATGACTGATTATTTTAGAGATCAATTTGGTACTTTAAATACAGCGTATGGACCAGGTAAAGCTATTGGAGGTTTTGATATATACACTAAACAGTATGTATTATCTTTACAACAAGACAAGCAAAGTGTTGCTACACCACCTGCTTTAAATCCAACTGCAGTTTCAAGCAATTTATCTTTTGATGAAAATGTTTCAGGTTTTCCTAGCTTTTTCTCATATCAACCAGATCAAATACTGAGTCTTCAAAATAATTATTATACTTTTAAAGATGAATCTCTTTTTGTACATTATGATCCTAGTGCACTTAGAAATAACTTCTATGGAGTGCAATATGATTCTTCAATACAATTTGTGTTTAATCCTAAACCTAGTATGTCTAAAGTTTTTAAAACAATAAATTACGAAGGTTCTAACGGATGGGAAGTACCAACTTTCAATGCAAATAGATCTTTTGAATTAAGAGACACTATATATCCTGTGTTGAGTTATATAGACGGAGCATATCAAGGTGATTTTGGTTATACATATTATGCTGGTTTTGATAGAAAAGAAGGTAAGTATATGGCTAATCTAGTTAATAATAGTTCAGCTACACAAGGAGAAATAGTGTTTGGTGGATCAATGACAGGTGTAAAAGGATACATAGCTACTGTGACTATAAAGTCAGATGCTACTAGCAGAACAGGACCAATGGAATTGTTTGCTGTATCTTCTGAGTATGTAGAGTCAGCATATTAAATAAAATCAAATGGAATTAAATAAAAGAAGATTACAACATGCTGATTATGATACTATTGTTGAATGGTGGAAATCATGGCCAGATTGGCAACCTTTAGCTAAAAACTTATTGCCGGAAAATGGTACTGGTGGTATTATGATAGAACGAAATGGTATACCTATTGTAGCTGGCTTTCTTTATAGTACAAACTCAAAGATAGCATGGATGGAATGGATTGTAGGGAATCCAAATGAAAAAAATAAATCAGAAGCTATAGAGCTATTAATATCTTCATTAGAAGATTGGGGCAAGGAAGGTGGTTTTGAAATAATTTTAAGTATAGGCAGAAGTAAAAGCCTTATAGATAAACATAAAAAACTAGGATATACTGTAGATGATAGTCCATCTTACGAGATAATTAAAAAAATACAATAATGGGAGTAGTAACAGGTATAATAGCAGGTGCAAGCCTTCTAGCTTCGGGTATTGGAGCAGCAACGGCCGCTAGTGCAGCTAAAAAACAAGCTAAAAATGCTAAAACAGCTAAAGGAAGAGCTGAAGCTAAATTAGAATCAATAAAAAACTCTAGGCAAGATATAATAAATCCTTATGCTGGAACTACTAATTTATCTAGCATGGCCACTGATTTAAGTGGTAATTTAAATAATCCTTTTGCTCAACTAGGTGTTGCAACCCAAGCGGCTGAAATTCAAATGGAACAAAGTGATATTGCTTTAGCTAATACTTTAGATACTATAAGAGCCACAGGCGCGAGTGCTGGAGGTGCTACCGCTTTAGCACAAGCTGCTTTACAGAGTAAAAGAGGAGTTGCGGCTTCTATAGAAAATCAAGAAGCTCAAAACGAAAAAGCGAAAGCTCAGGGAGAAGCTAATTTAAATCAACAGAAAATGTCTGAAGCTCAAAGACTACAAGGTATAGCTATATCTGAAGGTCAAAGAATTCAATCCACTAACGCCGCTGGAGCACAGTTTGAATTTCAAGCTAATGAAAATAGAACTAATATGGATTTAGATAATGCTCAAGGTAAAATTACTCAATCTAGTCAAGATATAGCGCAAGCTAATCAAAATAGAGCATCTGCTAATGCTGGATTTATGTCAGCTGTTGGTAATATGGGTTCTAGTATTATTAGTAATCTTCCAGTGGGAAAGTAGTTCCAGCTACAACTGGTAAAACTGTAGACGAATTCGAAATGCCTGACTTCTCAAAAATGGGTGATAACGCTTTTCAAGGAACTAGAACAGGTGGTTATGTTTAAATTATTAAAAAAATAAAAAATGAGTTATAGAAATCCACAAGTAATAGTTGATAGGTCAGGTGAAATTTGGGGTCAAGCAATAGCTGGTCTAGGTAAAGACTTAGCTAGAGGTGTTGATGCTTACGCTGCTGCTAAACGAAAAAATCAAGAATTAGAAAGAAAACAAACCGAAGCTAAGCAGTTGATAGCTAATGGTGTTTCACAAAAGTTTTCTGAAGGTATTGAGCAATTAGGTTCAAGTATAAATGACTCTCGTATATCTGAACAATTTAAAAAAACTGCTACAATGATGGCAAATACAGGTGAAGCTGTGGATATAAATGGCAAGTCTGTTACCATTGGAGCTATTGAAGCTCAAACTGAGTTAAAAATGAATCCTAATCTAGATAAAGCAACTAGAAACGCCTACAGTAAAATAGTCACTGATTTTAAAGGTTATCAATCAACAATGGTTTCAAGCGCTGGTAATATAATTTCTGGGCTAGAAGGTTTAACTGAAAGCAGTACAGGAATGATAGGCAAAATGTTTGATTATCAGGGTGAAGGTATTGAAAATACTAGAAGTCAAATAGCTTCTTATTCTCTTTTAAATAAAAAAATGGAAGGTATTACAAGTGATAAAGTTTTAACTAGAGAGAAAGGTGAAGATGGGGGTTTTAAAAACATGTTAACTATTAATTCTGAAATAGATACTAATAGTAAAACCTATAAGGATTTACTTGCAGCTGGATTAATAAGCCCAGAAGATCTTGTCTTTGAAGAAGGAAGTACAATTGGTAAGCTCTCTTGGAAAAGAGATTTAGCTACTTGGGGTGAACAAGGAAATTTAATAGTTCCAATAGCTCCAGAAGGAAAAACTACAGAGTCTATGAGAATTGCTGGCTTTACTGATAAAGAAGGTAATGCAACTGGTAAAGGTTTTAACAATAATGCAGTATATACTAGAAGACGTGTTCCAGGTGGTACAGAAAATAAATCGGAACAGCATTTTGACCCAGATTCATTGAGAGATGATCCAGCTTACGAAGCTGAATTAAAAGGTTCTGCTGCTGGTATACTAGCTTTACCCTTAGATCAACAAGTAAAATATATCACAAATACTTTAGGCTGGTCAACTATAAAACAAGCTAAATGGGCTGGAGCTACTCCAACAGAACAAACAAGTTTCTTAATGGAACAAGTATTTGAAAAAGATCTTCAAAAAATAATGAGTGCTGGTGGAAAAAATCGAGTGCAAACTAGAGATGCTACTCAAGAAGACGTTGATCAATACGCGGCGGATGGTATAGAGATATCGTTATTGAATCCACAAGTTATAGATGAGGCAACTGGGTTACCAGCTGTAGATGAAAATGGAAAAGAATTACCTAGAACACCTACAAAATTATATTATACTACTACAAAAACATCTGTAGCTGCTGACCCTAAAACAAAATCTACAAAAACTAATAAAGGAGATCAAGGTAAAGATTTTTATGATAAAGTAAAAAAAGATCCTGTAGGATATTTTCAAGCAAAAACAGGTATTGCACCTAAATACGAAACTAATGACAAAGGAGATAAAATAATAACTCTACCTGAAGAAAAAGAAACAAATGATGAAGGGGAAGTAATAGTGACGAACCCGAAACAAGTTTATAACATGAGTAATAATGCTCAAAGAAAAGACTTTTATAATCAATTATTTTCGCTTTCAGAAATGGGTGTAGGACAGTCTGCAGACTCTAAAGAAGTTAGAATACAATTTGAAGATGCTTTATCTAAAGGTACAGCAAGAAAGAAAGCAAATAGCAATAAAGGAGCTAGTCAATTCAATTAAAACAATAATATGAACGAAGAAGCATTACAGTATTCATACGATTTATTCTCTAAAGACGGATATAATGGTAGTATTGATGATTATAAAAAACTTATAAACGAAGATCAAGAAGCTTTAGATTATACTTTTAGTTTGTTTTCTAATGATGGTTATAATGGAGAGAAAGAAGACTTTAATGTATTAGTTGGTTTGGAAGCAAAGACAGAAGCTGTTGCGGAGGAAACTGCAGATGTAACAGCGGTAGAAGAAGCAGTGGTAGATACGGATTTAAAATTGGAGGATGGTTCTTTAGAATCACAAGATAATCTTACTTTACAAGAAAAGAAAAAACTTCCTTATGCTATAAATCAACAGTTAAGTAGAGAAAATAACTTTACAAGAAAACGATTAGCTGAATTAACAGAAGAAGCAGAATTAGAGGATGGTTCTTTAGAATCACAAAAAGTAGTAGCTAACGCTGGTATTGTATCAATGTACGACAATTATATTGATAAAAATAAAGACGAACCAGCAAATTACAATGTTGATAATGCTACTGGTCAGTTTATAATAGATAAAGTAGCGGGTTTAGCTGCAGGTACTGCTGGTTTAATTGGTGGAGCAGCTGATAGTATAGAAATGCTAGCAGACGTAGGTGCTCAGACAACTATAGATGTTTATAACTATTTTTCAGACGATGATTTTACTGCACAGGAAAGAGAAGAGGTATCTGGTATAATAGAACAATCATTCACAACAGATGATGTTTTTAATATTGCTGCTGCTGAAATTGCAAAATATAAAACAGTAAGAGACGACAAGGATGGGGTTGGTATATTAGGAGCTATTAAAGAAGGTAATTATTTAGAAGCTATAGATAGAAGTATATCTGGAGTATTCGAAGCCGCTCCTTCAGTGGTAGCTGCGTTTGCGGGTCCAGTAGGTTTAGGTATAATTGGAGCTTCTTCAGCTGGTCAACATTATGAAGAGAAATCCGAAATGGAGCCAGAGAGTAGAGGTTTAGTTATGATGGGGACATCTTTGCTTCAGGGTGGAATAGAACTAGCTTCTGAAGTAGTTACCAGAGGTATATTCAAAGGTGTAGGTAAAATGGCTATGTTAGAAGGTAAACCCTTAGTAGATAACGTGGTAGGTAGATTATCTACAGCTATGTTTTTTGAAGGTACATCTGAGGTAGGTTCTCAAGAGGCAAATAACGTTATTGATAAAATATACTCAGAAGGTAAAATAGATAAATTCTATGATAAAGATGGTAATTTTGATACTACTAATGTTTTAACTAGAGTTTTTGACACTTACTTAATATCAGCTGCTTTAGGTGGTGGTATACAAGGAGGTGTAGAGCTTACTGGTCAACAAAAAGCTTTACAAGCTGACAGAATGATGTCACCTGAAACTCAAGCTCAAAATTTAAAACTTCAAGAAGATATAACTGCTTTAGAGTTAACTAACAAAGGTGCAGATAATAGTCAAGCTAATAATATAATAGCTATAAAAAAAGCTCAATTAAGAAGAAAAAATAATATAAATTTTGAAATAGTAGAAAACTTTAATAAAGATGAAAAAGTAGAGTATTTAAACATACTAGAACAACAACTCGATCTTGAAGCAGAGGCAAAGAACGGTAATTTAACAGAACCAGAAATACAACTTAACAAAGATTTAACAGCTAAAAATGATAGCAAATTAAATAAGATGTATAATGTCAAAGCTACTGAATTAGTTGAAGCTAAAAAAGCTAATACATTATCTTTTGCTGAAAGTGCTGAAAGCATAGGTATTAAATCAACAGAGCTATCTAAAGACGAGTATGCAGCTAGAGTTACTAAAGACATAGACGCGGATAAAGCATCAATACTAAGTGACGACACTTTATCACCTGAACAAAAATCCAAAGCTATTGAATCATTAGATAAAATAGATGCTAGTAAAGGAAGTGGAGCTTTTTATCAAGATGGTCAGTTTTTTATAAATACAGACATGCTAGCTAAAATAGATCAGTTAAATGTTGGTGCTCATGAAACTTTACATCCTATATTAAATGCTATTATTGGTAACTCAGATCAGCAAGGTGATCTTATAGAGAAGTTTAAAAAGAATTTATCTAAAGAACAGTTAGATTTTGTAGAAGCAGATATGAATCAACGTGGCTATACTGAAGCAGAAAAGAATACAGAGTATTTAACAGTATTTTC